CTCACGCGCAACTACTCGAACACCAACAGCACTGCACCACATATTGATGCCTAGCATACCCATCAGTTCTTCTGATAGGGTCAATTAGCCGTTTGGTATCAGGGCGAACTACGGGCACTTGTGCACTATGGTATATTAGGTTCATCGGGTGAGGGACTCGTGCCTCGCCCACTCGGTGGGGGACAGGGCAGCGGGCTCTAGCCACCAAGCACATTGACAATCTAATTGGTCGTCACAAGACGGAACTAGCGGAGCGAGCGATCCCGCGAGACAGAGATATGGTTGCAACCCGACCAGCTGTCACGACCACGTATGTATGTATGTAAATGCAGAGCCACATGCTAAATTGATCATGGCACGATTAACATATACACTAACACACATACGGAGGATTGACTATGGCTTACACATTTGACCTACTCAGGAGTGCATTGCTTAATTGCACATCGTTTGACCTGATCATGGTTGACAATGAAGAGACAGATGAATATGAATACTATCTAGTTGATGGATGCGGTGATCAATATGGTGAGGCATTCCATGACCTCGATGATGTTGCTGACTTCATCAGTAACAATGAAGAGGTTGATCAATACCTGACATCTATGGAGGTTTACGGTTAATGGCAACGTATCAACTGTTCATGGGTCGCAATATACCTAATGGTTCGTATGTCACTGACATTGAATGGGCTAAGTTCTTGCACATCGTAGACACGATCGTTGATGGGTACACAGTTCAAGATGTCGATGGTGTATGGCTAGGTGAACACGAGGATTGTAAGTTGATGACTATCAGTACAGATGATGTTGATCATGTGTACGACATCGCTCGTACATATAAGAACGCCTTCAATCAACTTGCTGTTGGTATGCAGGTGTTGCCATCCATGGAGTTTGTTTAACTAACCTGTCCATTAACACATACTTAATCACGGAGTCTTTCATCATGCCTGCTACTTATCAAGAACTGCTCAAGAAGTCCTACATCCAACGCCTTCGCAATCAGAAGGATGGCAATGACATTCTCAACACGCTTGATGTGTTGGTTACTGACTATGCCAAGGATGTAGAAGGTTGGGGTGTTGTTGACACATCAACTGAAGATGTAGAGCTTGTTACTGCCTGATTCATTCACAATCATCACGGAGCCTATCATGACTGCCACTGCTACCACTGAGTACACTAGCCTCACACAATGGTATGACTCACAAGATGAGCAATACCAAGCACTGTATGACGCTATTGTTGATCGCATTCCATTTGCTGATAAGTGGGATGTAGATCAGGTCATTGATTTCATTAGTGAGCTTGATGATCTGGGTATTGAGAACAATCGACAGTTTGATGATGCCTATTACGCTGAGTATGAATGCTGGAAAGCAGAAGAAACCTTTGCTCAAGAGTTCTATGAGGGGCTGATTGCTAGCTCTGTTCAAGATGAGCTTGCTATTCCTCTCTATTACGTGGATTGGCAACGTGTTTGGGATCATAGCCTGAGCTATGACTTCAGCACCATTCAGTTGGATTGTGATACGTTCTTCTTCAACAATAACTTCTGAGCCATGCAAGTACGCACATTTAGACTGCTTGAAGATTGCATTGAGCGTGGTGTTCGTAATGCTTTACTCAATGTTGACGAGGTTCAATTTGAGTATGAACAGATTGATGCCATCTTAGATAGCTTCACAAGGCGCATCATGAATGAAGTTGACGAGTATTTCTATTGAGGAATTATGGCTGAATTCTCCACTGCTATTAAGGTTGATGTCTATCCTGATGAGTTCAAGCTTGTCTTGAAGGCACTTAACCGTGCTCTCAAGGACACTGACACGTTTACAACTGTTGAACGTGAGAGCTTGTATGCCTTCACTGATTACTTCCAAGATCTAGCCCTCGAACACGCCGCATAAGTATGTACTACAACCCGTCAACAGATCGAGCAATTGATATTGAGGTCATCGCACAGCAGTGTCGTGATGCCATTACGAGGGGACGTGTACAGAAAGGTATATATGTAAGCAACGTTGTACCAATCAAGCAAGAGACTACTAGCAAATAATTCACAATCATCGGAGGCATCATGCTAACAACTGTTCGACCATACAAAGAATACGAAGTCACGACCACAGACGGTACTTGGTATCTCATTGCCAAGGACTCTGAGCAAGCTGCATGGTCTGCTCTAGAGCTTACAAAACAACGCAACGAGAAACTACTGAACGTGAGGTTGGCTGATGCCTGGTAAAGATTATTTCCCTAACAACTGGAAAGAGTATGCAGAGCTGAGTGATGACCATTTCATTCCGCACACTTTTGAAGAAATCATGTCTTGGAAGGTGGCGGGGTGGGAGCTGCCTAGCAGTGTGTGCTGCGTCATTCGCACTAAAAACCTAAAAACACACAAAGTCAAGGAATATACCTACCAAAAACATAGTGCTGCTCAACGCAAGGTTGATGAGTTAATCAATACACCTGATATTGAGTTCACTGTTGTTGATCACGAATCCATCCATCACCTCACCCCTGCAGACCATGACTGAGCGAACTTTTAGCCGACGCCTTCAACAACTGATCCAGCAAGTCGAGGCCCACCCCAATCGTGAAGAAATTCTGCGATTAGCACAGGAGCAGCTTCTTGATGATACATTTGTACTGGCTCAACAAACCTCTACATGCAACTGATCAGCTTCGGTAATTTCTACCTTGGGATGGATAAGGAATCCTATACAGACGTACTTGTCCACATCGGTAGGCTGAGACTAGAGTGGGATTGTTCACGGGTAACCAATGGACCCACTCAGACGCCAAGTCACCAATCCCAACATGGAGCGGGTTCAGAAGGTGATGAACCTTCTACGCCTGTTGGACCGTGAGGTGCCCGCTCAGGTGCTGGCCACATTCTTCTATGTGGCGGCCCATGAGAACTGCCACAAGCAAGCTGTAGAAGAGGATCTCAGCCTCACTACAGCAGCTGGCAGCCGTTGCACCGACAAACTCACGGATCAATCTTGGATTAACAAGCCAGGGTTAGATCTCGTTATCAAGGAGGTTGATCCAACAAACAGACGACGCCAACAGCTGAAGCTAACACCCAAGGGCAAAGCTCTTTGCAAACAGATTGAGGCGATTCTCTTTGACTGACATCAAAACCTGGGGCCAAGCCCTCGACTACACCTTCTCAACTCGCCACTCATGGAGGCATGGTAATGGAAGAAAAACTGCTGCAATCAATGCTGGTCACTTTACCTCGTCAGTTGGACTATCTTTCCCTGTGCGAAAAATTGATCAACCTATCATCAACCGAGTATCCATCGAGCTTGAGGACGCGGGTAAGAGCGACGCGACGATCAATCGAGTTGTGTCTGCAGTCAGCACAGTCCTTAACCACTGCGCCTTTGATGGATTGATCCCTGCTCCTGCCAAGTTTCGCAGGCGCAAGGAGACTGAGGGACGCATCACCTTCTACACCAAGGAGGAAGTTGAGCAACTGCACAACGCAGCCCTTGATCCCTTTATGCGGAATGATGCAGCGGACATCATCCTGTTTGCTGCCTACACGGGGATGCGTCAGAGTGAGCTGCTCAAGCTCAAGGCACGGGACATCGACCTCGGTCTTAATACGATCTTTGTTGGTGGCCGTCCTGATAACACAACCAAGAGTGGTGATTGGAGATCAATACCCATTCACACTCACATTGCCAATGTTGTGGACAGGCGCCTAGCTGATAAGAAAGACCATCATCCGGTCTTTGCTGCTGACTGGCTGGACAAGGATCAGCTCTTGCGAACCTTCAAAAAAGTCAACAGGTACATCGGCAAGTCCGAGGATTATGTATTCCATACACTACGGCATAGCTTTGGAACGTGGTGTGCCGAGTCAGGCGTGCCTATCAGAACCATCATGGATCTCATGGGACACAAACGAATCGAGACCACGCTTCGCTACGCCAAGACCACCGATAAGGCCCGAACAGAGGCGATCAACCTCATCTAGGCGCGTCTAAAGGGTCGTCTGCTACGCTCCATTCGTGGCTGACAAGCCCACCGTCTCAGCGAGTCCAATCGCTGGAATCCCCACGCGGATGTGGCGGAATTGGTAGACGCGCTAGTTTCAGGTTCTCGGGTGAGAGACAACGATCTTATGCACAGGTCGGTCCATAATGGCTGACCTGCTTTTATTTGCAAGGTGTCCACATACGCACAGGTCTAAACACCGAATCTAGCGAGCAATCTTATTGATCACACCAGCCCTAATTGAGGCGCAAGCCCAGCTTGAGAGAGACCAGATTCGCCTAGGTCTGAAGCGACTAAAAGAGAATACAAAGAAATTAGAAGAGAAAAGTTATGCGAGTGCCACAATTTATGGCGTGGCTTCTATTGATGCTCTGCTTCCTAAGCTGGTTGCGCGTATCGAAGAGACAGCTCACCGACTCAAAGAAAGGAAGAACGGAGTAGCGTTTAAAGAGATTAAGAAGTACCTAGCTGATGTCGAGCCCCTAGCAGCTGCAGCCATTGCCCTCAAGGTGACCTTTGACAAGGTATTCAGCGTCAAGGAGGGTAGCGATCAGCTGGTGGAGGTCACCGATGCGATCGGCTCTGCTGTGGAAGCCGAGTGCCAGATGCGTCACTATGAACGCAATGCACCAGGCCTACTCAACACCTTGAAGAAGAACTATTGGCATAAGGCCAGTGGCACCCAGCAAAAGCTCGTCGTTATTCGTACACTAATGAATAGGTACGATGTTGAAGAGTGGCAGCCATGGGGCAGGGTGAATCGCATCAAACTAGGAACCTGGCTGCTCGATTGCATCATTGAGACCAGCCAATGGTTCGACAAGGTGATGTGGATGGAAGGACGCAAGCGAGTCAACTACATCGTGCCCACACCAGAGTTCCTGGAGCGCAAGGAACAGGTGATGAGCGATGCTGAGTTGTTTGCTCCCTTGACCTGGCCGATGCTGATTCCACCTCGGGATTGGACAAACACAGAACCGGGTGGCTATCTGCTCAATGAGGTCATGCGCGGCCACGATCTGGTGAGGCGCGGCAATGTGGGGTGTATACAGGGGGAGTCACCACTCGCCTTTTTGAACAAGATTCAGAAGGTTGCTTTCAAGCTAAACCCATTCATTGTGGGTGTTGCTGAGGAGCTAAGCAGACTGGAACGCTCAGTTGGTAAGTTCCTCCCTATTGTTCATCACGACCTGCCTGCCAAACCTGCTGACATCGAGACCAACTACGACAGCCGCAAGGACTATCGACGACGAGCAGCAGAGGTGATGAACCTCAACGCACAGGAATTCAAACGCTCCTGTCGCACTCGGATGACCATGGAAGCGGTTGCACGTTTTAAGCACGTGGATCGCTTCTACTTACCCTGGAGTTTTGACTACCGGGGTAGGGCCTATCCCATCCCTGCCTTCCTAACGCCTCAAGATACCGATTTCGGTAAGTCGCTCATTCGTTTTGCGGAAGAGGCTTACATGACACCTGAGGCAGAGGGATGGCTGGCCTTTCAGGTAGCAACCTGCTACGGTTTAGATAAAGCTACGATGGCTGAGCGTCTTGAGTGGGTTGACAATAACGTCACACTCATCGCGCGGATTGCTACAGACCCAATTGGATCATTGCCTGATTGGGAAGCAGCAGATGAACCGTGGCAGTTTCTCGCTGCCTGCGAAGAATACTATCATTGCGTGATCGCAGCTGATAGACAATTCACAGGCTTAATGGTGGCTACTGATGCCACCTGTAGTGGCTTGCAGATCCTGGCTGGTCTAGCCCGTGATAAGAGTACTGCGAGTCTGGTTAATGTCCTGCCAAGTTCGCATCCGCAAGATGCTTATAAGGTGGTGGCAGAAGCTGCAAAACCAGATTGCCCAGAGCGTCTGCGACCATATATGGATCGCAAAAAGACCAAACGGGTCGTGATGACGATTCCTTACAATGCTAAGCCATTCTCCAATCGCGGCTACATCCGTGATGCCTTCAAGGAAGATGGTATTGAGCTAGAGAAGGAAGAACTGACCGATGTCGTCAAGGCCGTACGTGGAGCTATGGAGCAGATCGTTCCTGGCCCGATGAAGGTGATGCGTTGGATCGAGAAGGAGGTTGCAGCAGCAATTAAGCGTGGTGCAGACCACCTGGAGTGGGTCACCCCTTCTGGGTTTGTCGTTCATCAACGCTTGATGAAAAAGCAGGTTGTCAGGCTCAAGCTACAGTTGATGGGAGATTGCGAGATCCATGTGGCCACAGGTGATAAGGATGAAGTTGACATCAATCACCACAAGAACGCCACTAGTCCAAATCTGATCCATTCGCTAGATGCGTCACTGCTCCATTTGGCAACCCTGCGTTTTGATGCACCGATTGCACTGATCCACGATTCTGTGCTGTGCAGGGCCACTGACATGTCCATCCTGTCCACATTGGTACGGGAGACATACATGCACCTGTTTGCCGAACATGACTATCTACGTGACTTTGCCCAACAAATTGGCGCAGAGTCCGAACCGCCGATCATTGGAGACCTAGAACCGGAATCCGTGATTGAATCCACCTATTTCTTTTGCTAATGGCACAAACCATTCATGTTACCCAACAGCCTGTTGTCCTTGAAGGCTATCAAGCTGTATTGAAACCCTCTAAGTTCGGTTATTCACTGTCTGCACTGGTTGATCAGCGACTGGTGGAGGTGTTGGAAGAGGACCGCAAGGAGACCCTGAAGTGGGCAGAATCGAAACTGAAGAACCCAAAGCGCAGCACCCTCAAACCTGAACCGTGGGAGGAAGTGACAGACGGACAATACAAGGTTAAGTTCAGTTGGAATGAAGAGAACCGTCCGCCTGTAGTCGACACCGAGGGAACTCCGATAACGGATGTCTCGACACCTCTTTACTCGGGTTCAACCGTCAAGCTGGCATTCAAACAGAAACCCTACATCCTGAAAGATGGCGTTACCTACGGAACCAGCCTCAAACTGGTTGGCATTCAGGTCGTCACGGTTGCAGGGGGTGCTGGTATTGATCGCGGCGATCTCGATGAAACTGAAGTGGCTGCTCTGTTTGGTCAGACAAGAGGCTACAAAGCAAGTGAGCCGAACATTGCCGTGGCTGAACCTGAAGTAGACGAAGACGATTTCTAATGGCTTTTCGCTCTGGGTTGGAAGAGAAGGTTGCTGATCTTCTCGCCGACCTTGGGGTTAAGTACGAATACGAATCCACAAAAGTACCCTATACGCTGAAGTGTAATTACACTCCTGACTTTCTGCTGCCTAATGGTATCTACCTAGAGACCAAAGGACAACTCACTGAAGAGGACCGCAGAAAGATGAAGGCAGTTAAGGCAGCAAACCCTGAGCTGGATATTCGCTTCGTCTTTCAATCCCCCTATAACAAGATCTACAAGGGATCTAAGACAACCTATGCAAAGTGGTGCGAGAAGCACGGCTTTCAATACTGCTCATTCCACTCGATTCCAATCTCATGGCTAACGTAGATTACGGCACAGTTGAGTATTATACTGAAGAGTTCAGTGATCTTCTTGCTGATGTTGATGCAAAGAGTCCTGCAACTATTGACAATTTGATTGAGGGGATCTACCGAGCATTGGATTCCTGGTTTGAATATCACGATGAGCAAGCACGAGCATACGCAGACATCCGGAAGCGAATTCGTCAGGCACTTACCGTGTGATACCTGTGGGTCATCTGATGCTAACTCGCTGTACTCAGATGGCCACACTTTTTGTTTTTCCTGCAACACCTATGGGCACACTGAAGTGCCCATTCACACTCACACAATGTCTCACCATGTCCACCTACAAGGCTCAGCCGAAAGGCTGCAGAAGCGAGGCATCTCAGAAAAAGTCTGCCAGCAATACCGAATCTATAAAGACGGAGACGTTCTACGCTTCTATTATTTCGACGATGCTGGCATCCTTCGTGGATGCAAACTAAAAACTAAAAACAAGGTATTCAGTTATGAAGGAGAAGTCCCAGGCACTCTCTTTGGACAACATTTGTTTCCCTCCACTGGAAAACGAGTCGTCATCACAGAGGGAGAACTCGATGCAGCTTCATGTAGTGAGGTTATGCCGGGGTGGCCGATGGTCTCTCTACCTAGCGGTGCCGCAGCGGCAAGGAAGTCGGTTCAACGGGCTATCCCATGGCTGCAGGGTTATGAGGAGATTGTCCTGTTCTTCGACAATGACGAGGCAGGCCGTAAGGCAGCGGAGGAAGCAGCAAGCGTACTACCACCTGGCAAGACAAAGATCGCCCGTCTGGAGGCGTACAAAGATGCGTCAGACGCTCTCCAAGCATCCGATTCTGAAGCTATTAGACGCGCTATCTGGGATGCCAAGCCCTATCGTCCTGACGGGATTGTAGACGGTAAGTCCCTACTTGAATTAGTAACCACACCATCACCACCATCAGATCATGCTTACCCATTTCAAGGCCTTCAACACAAACTGCACGGTATCAGATATGGAGAGCTTGTCACAATCACTGCTGGATCTGGCATCGGAAAGTCAAGCTTCTGCAGGGAGCTTGCAACTGCACTTCTACAAGCAGGAGAACGGGTCGGTTATTTGGCTCTTGAAGAATCAAACAGGCGCACTGCTCTCGGTCTAATGTCTGCCGCAGTCGGCAAATCCCTTCACCTTGGAGTACATGACAGAGCTACCCTCACCGAAGCTTATAACAGCACTCTTGCTAACTGGAATCTCTTTCTTTTTGATGGCTTCGGCTCTTTCGACCCCGACGTTATCTACCAACGAGTGGAGTATCTTGCTCAGGGGTTAGATACCAAAGTTATTTTTTTAGATCACCTCTCCATCCTTCTCAGTGGTCTCGATGGCGACGAGCGTCGCATGATTGATACCACAATGACCAAGCTCCGCTCATTGGTTGAACGAACAGGTATCGCAATGTTCCTTGTATCCCATTTGCGGAGAACGTCTAGTGACACAAATCATGAGGAGGGTGCCCGCGTCACACTGGGACAGCTTAGAGGAAGTGCAGCAATTGCACAACTCTCTGACGCAGTTATTGCGCTTGAAAGAAACCAGCAGAGCACATCTGGAGGAAGTGATACAACTGTGCGAGTCCTCAAGAATCGCTATTCAGGCGAAGTTGGCGTCGCGTGCAAACTGATATACGACCTATCCACTTGTAAGTTCTATGAAACTGAAGCAGATGACGAGTTCGACCCAACAACAGACTTTTGAGTCCCCTCATCAGCAAGCAATGCTGACTCCCCCAAAACCCCCCACACCTGAGGCAGTACAACGAGCACAGTTCGTTGATAAGACCTACAAGTGGACTGGTAAATGAGTAACCCCATCACCCCACCGCCGGAGCTGGTGGCGAATCTTTAATAGAGATAATGCGTCCCAGGCCTTTAAGTCTGAAAGAGCAAGCATTAGCAGCTCTTGACACAGAACCAGAAGATGGTAAAGAACTAATCGTGTTTGATACAGATCAAGTCAACATTATTCGTCGCGCCTTGGAGCAACTCCATGACTGACTTCCGAGCGCTTTGCGCTGAGCTTCATGCCGCGTTCAACACATACGCTGTTGATGAGGCGCACCACGATTTGCTTGTCCGCGCCCGCGCCGCCCTGGCCCAGCCCGAGCCGCAGGGGCCGACGGATGAGGAGCCGCGCGAAATGTGGCTCAGCCTGGAATGGTTCAACGAGGGAGCAACCTTCAGGGAGTTCGCCAGCATCGTTCGCCGCTGGGGAAATCAATGACTGAACCTCTCTCCCCCGCCGCGCAGGCGGTGATGGATGCCGTCGAAGACGACTGCATACATCCCACAGACCTACACCGCATTGCCGCCGCCGCCCTGCGAGCTGCTGCCGATCAGGTGGTGTACAACCGTGTCTGTCACATGGAGTTGCGCTTACTCGCTGACGAGCTGGAGGGGAAGTGAACCTAGTCTTCGACATAGAAACTGACGGACTATACGATGATGCTACCTGCATCCACTGTCTGGGTGTCTACGATCTCGACACTAAACAGACGCTTATCTACAACGATCAGGGAGATAAGGAACCGATTACAAGAGGCTTACAGTTACTGGAAGACGCCGATCACCTTATTGGTCACAATATCGTGGGCTTTGATATTCCTGTCATACGTAAGCTCTTTCCCTGGTTCTCTCCCACTAACGATGTTGTGGATACTTTGGTCCTCAGTCGTATTTATCACGCTGACATACTGAAGATTGACCAGACTCGTAAGTGGAAGCACATGCCACTGCAGCTCTATGGTCGCCACAGTCTAGAGGCTTACGGCTATCGCCTTGGTGAGTACAAGGGATGCTTCGGTAAGACTGCTGACTGGAAGGAATGGAGTCCAGAGATGCAGGACTATATGGAGCAGGATGTCAATGTAACTAAGAAACTATGGGATCATTTCCGCAAATACCTGACTTCGTAAAGCTTGAACATGATGTCGCCCGAATCCTCACCGAACAGGAATTACATGGATGGAGTTTTGACGAAGTTGCTGCACGGGAACTTGCATCGGCTCTCTACCGAGAGTTGGACGAGCTTAAAAGAGTACTATGCAACAGGTATCCTTACGTTAAAGACCGAGAGTTTACTCCTAAACGACCTAATCGAACCACTGGATACGTGGCGGGAGCACCGCTCACAAAGCTCAAAGAGTTCAGCCCAACCAGTAGAGACCACATCGCCTGGGTGATGACCAACCTCCATGGTTGGGTACCAGACAAACAAACCAAAGCTGGCAAGACTGCCATCGATGAAACAGTCCTCAAGGACATCGGCACAGAGGAAGCTCTGCAATTCTTCCGATGCCTTGAGTTAACAAAACATCTGGGTATGTTGTCTGAGGGCAACAACGCTTGGCTCAAGCTAATTAAAAATAATCGAATCCACCACCACTGTTCGGTGGCTACAAACACATCTAGATGCGCTCACCGTAACCCCAATTTAGCCCAAGTACCGAGTGACCTTGAATTTAGAAAGCTATTCCGCGCTACTCCTGGTTATGTCATGGTTGGCGCTGATCTCGCAGGTATTGAACTTAGACTCCTCGCTCACTATTTGGCTCGATACGATGGAGGACGTTACGGAGATATTCTTCTCAACGGTGACATTCACCAAGAGAATGCCGACAAGATAGGCATCAGTAGACGCCTTGTCAAGACAGTAACTTACGCCTTCCTCTACGGAGCTGGCGATCAGAAGATAGGTTTTAGTTATGACCCCCTCCTTTCTCCATCCAATGCAAAGTCCAAAGGTGCTGAAATACGGCAAGCATATATGGATGCAATTCCTGGACTTGAGGAATTGGTTAAGGCGGTTAAGCGTAAGGCGTCCGAGTCCGGTGAGATCCGTGCTATTGACGGTCGCCGCATTCCTTGTGATGGTGCTCACAAAGCCCTGAACTACCTCTTGCAGGGTTCAGCCGCCTGCGTTGCAAAGCAATGGATGTGGACTGCTCATGTACACAACAATCTGCAGGGGCTAGAAGGTCACCAGCTGGCGTTTGTACACGATGAATTGCAATACGAGTGCACACCTGATGTAGCCAAGGATCTTAAGTTCCTCCTAGAACTAGCCGCCACAATGGCTGGTGAAGCATATAACCTCCGAGTCCCTATCGCTGCCGAAGGGAAGATCGGTTCCACCTGGGCAGATGTACACTAATGGCAACTAAATCAAAGACCAACCTTGGGCGCGTGGAGTTCATTTCACGTGCCAAGTATAAGCATACCCGTCAGGGTAATGGAAAGCGCTCACTGCCAAACCATGGTCGAAAACAACGGCGAGGTCAAGGTAAGTGAGTCTTCTGATCGACGCTGACTATATCGTCTATAAATGTTGTGCAGCTTGTGAGTCAGAGATTGACTACGGTGAAGACGTGATTGTCGTCACCAGCCGATTCTCTGAAGCCTACAACATGGCTTTACTTGAGTTGTATAACATTGCCAATAACCTAGGTTGTTTTGACGATTCTATTCTGTTCTTTTCTGATAGCAGTAACTTTCGTAAACTGCTTGATCCAACATATAAAGGACACAGAAACCGCAAGAAACCGTGTGGCTACAAAAGGGTCATCAATAAACTCAAGGAGGACTTCCCGGTTGTTGTGATGCCCAACCTAGAGGCTGATGATGCAATTGGTATCTACGCCACCAAGGAACAGGGACACATCATCTGCTCTCCAGATAAGGATATGAGGCAAATCCCTGGTGAGTTGTACGACCTAAGCAATGAAGTCACACTCATAACTGCAGAGCAAGGCTATCGCTGGCATCTTGTGCAAACAATGGCAGGCGACCAAACAGATGGCTATGCAGGGGTTCCCAGTATTGGTGTCAAGCGAGCTGAAGCTCTCCTTGACTCCAAAGGTTGCACCTGGAAAACAGTGGTAGACGCATTTGCAGAGAAAGACCTTGATGAGGATCACGCTCTACTCAATGCTCGATTAGCCAAGATACTTCAAGTAGATGATTATGATTTCACCAATCAAGAGGTCAGACTTTGGACTCCCCCCTCCGGTGCTGGAGCTGCGGATGGAGCAGCAGTTCAAGCTGAAGCAAATTGAAGACGCACTTCGACACCCCAATACACAGAAGGAAGACATTATTACTGTCTTCATGGCTCTACAGCATCAAAACTTTGTACTAGCCAACTCAGTATCTAATCTTGTCAAACATTGGCCAACAGTAACAACACAGGACCCACCTACTACAAACGCGGCAGCATTCATGTTTGGGACTTCATTCGAGACCAGCGACTGAACTTCCACCTCGGTAATGCTATCAAATACATTTGCCGAGCTGGACACAAAGACAAGAACTCTGCGGAGGAAGACCTCAAGAAAGCTATCCACTATCTTCAGAATGAACTCGATTACCACCAATCCCTACGACCTGTACGCAGCGAGAGCAAAGGAATTCCGGAAGGCGTATCAACTTCCGAGTGGATTGACGCCTACCACGCTCGCCTTGCAGCAGAATTTGATCGCTGAAGAGTTCGTAGAAGTTTGTGAAGCAACATTTGAACTGGATGGTGACGTAACAAACAAACGAGCCAGAGAGAATCTCCTCAAGGAGCTTTGTGATCTGGTCTATGTGTGCCATCAAATGGCAGCAGCATTTAATTGGGACCTGACAACTGCTTATATGCGGGTCCATGAAAGCAATATGTCCAAACTCGATGAGAACGGTCAGCCCATCCGTCGAGAGGACGGAAAGATCCTCAAAGGACCCCGATATTTCACCCCCTCTCTCATTGACCTTGTATGACCACTGAACTGATTGCCCGTACTGGTCGCGTCCAGAACTGGATTGACGACCCTAATTCTCGACTGCCTGTGTCCTGCACAGTGTTTGTCGTAGAAGACACTATGGAGGGTCCTAATGGTATTGAAGCATCGTGGCGATTTGTATCACACGCTCTTAGATATGGAGCTGGCGTTGCTGTGCATTTGTCTAAGCTGCGATCCAAGGGATCTGAAAACGGCAAAGGACTTGTTGCATCAGGTCCGGTTAGCTTTGCCAAAATCTACAGCACCCTAAACGAAATTCTACGACGCGGAGGTGTATACAAGAATGGAGCTGTTGTTTGTCATCTCGATCTTAGCCATCCCGACATCCTTGAGTTTGTTAATGCTACGCGAGCTGAACTCCCATGGATCAAGCGATGCGTCAACATCAACCGATTTTGGTGGGGAGAAGCTAGCCAAGAAGTTAAAGATGCCGTCATCGAAGGCATACGCCGAGGCGATATTTGGCTCAATAAAACAAAAGTAGACAAAGATGGAAATCGAATCCGGGGAAACGTTTGCTTGGAAGTGTACCTGCCTTCACGGGGAACCTGTCTTCTGCAACATGTCAACCTCGGTGCTTGCCAATTCGATGACATTCAACGTGCATTTGCAAACGGAATGTCAGAGCTGTGCGCCCTCCATGCACAAACAGGCGTTGCAGCTAGCGGAGAATACCTCCCTCCGGAGACGGATCGCCAGGTCGGTCTGGGAATGCTCGGACTGGCTAACCTGCTCCGTCGCCACGGTGTGACCTATGAGGAGTTTGGAGAAGCCCTTGAAGCGATTAACAAACGAGAACCGCTTCACCGTACTCCTGCCTCTGAATTGGCCCTAGAGCTGCAGGCTGGCATTGAAGCAGCAGCACAGATCGCCAAGGCCAACAAGATGGACCGGGCCTTTGCAATCGCCCCTACAGCGAGCTGCAGCTACCGCTACACAGACTTGGATGGGTACACCACCTGTCCTGAGATCGCTCCCCCAATTGCACGCCATGTAGACCGCGATAGCGGCACCTTTGGTGTTCAGCCCTTTGACTACGGTCCGGTAGAGATCGCATCAGAGGTTGGTTGGGATGACTATTTCAAAGTTGCTAACGGCATCGTCAAGATGCTTGACCGTACGGGACTTCTTCACGGTTATAGCTTCAATAGTTGGTCTGATGTGATCACCTATGACGAAGCGTTTATTGAAGAGTGGTTGGATTCACCCCAGACCTCCCTTTACTACTCGCTCCAAGTCATGGGAGACACTCAGGATAAGTCCAGCGCATATGCTGCATTGGATGAGGATGAGGTCAGTGATTACTTGGAGTCGCTTCTAAACGATAACCCTGCTCCAGATTGTAATTGCGGCGAATGAACCCCTATCAGAAACTTTTAAATCGTAAGCGGAAGTGGTCTCCGGTACAGACCACAGCTGGGAAGCTTGCTGAGGGTGCGGAGGAAACAATCTTCCGTGCTCTTGCTATCCGACACATGGAACTACCTGTTGGTGAATTTATCGAAGAGGCACTTAGAAATGAAGTTCCAAGCGCATCACACGATTTGCTCCGATCTAACATCAAAGACGAAGAAAACCACGACCTGGCTCTCGGTTACATTGCCAACGCGCTTGGCACTGATCCTAAAGCGGAAGCAGAAGCCCTCCGACTTAGAGCTGCTTGGGAAGCGCATCCTGATCACACGATCCTTAAAGCCTTGGTGGCTGAGCGTGCAATTTTCTTCGTACTACTGCCATTCTTTCGCTTTAATGGTGACGCTGGTCTCCGAACAGTAAGTGCTGATATTAGTCGTGACGAACAAGTACACGTTGCTACCAATAGCCTTGTTTGTAGTGAGTTGGGGCTTAGTTTCTCTCCTTCTCTTGATAAACTGCGTAAGGCAACTATCGCTTGGGTCCTAGAGCCACTAGGTAGAAATACTCAGTCAAAATATTTGGACAAAAAATTTTGGCTGGATGCGAGCGATAACCTGATGTATCAGGGAAAGGCACCTGAACTTTCTGAGACAAAGCGAGCACGGATGCCTGCCTTTTTTGAACATGCGAACCCCAATCTCCCTCAATACGCTTGAGACATTTGGTCTCTCCGTAAAGAGTGTCCTCCAAGAACTGGAGGAGAACTTTCCACCTGTTAATCCCCACCCGGATGAGACTCTTTCACAAATAATGTACCGCTCCGGCCAACGTTCTGTGGTCGAGTGGATCAATCACCGACTCACAGAAGACGATGCCAGCTAACAATCGCGCACAAAGACAAGAGGCTAAGACGCAAGCCCGGACCGCTGCTAGTCAGGGTACATACTCACGGGCTAACACGCAAGCAATGCGTAGTGCTGGAGTAAACCGTAATGTTATTAACAGTATTCGTAGCAGTGCTCCTGTAGCCATTGGTACGACCACTGGGAACAGCAACTACGGAGGAACAACCACTAGCTACACAAGTCCAAGCGGTCAACCGATGTCCGCTGCACAAGTAGCTAACGCCACACGTCCTTCCTATGATAACATTAAGAATATCAAAGAAGGTTTGGCACTTGGAGGCAACCAATACCTGAGTGCCAAAGAGGCGATGCAAATCTCCAAGGCTACAGGTAAAGACTACGACAAGGTTCTGCAAAAGGGTATGGACAAAGGGATGTCCATCAGTGGTGGAGCTATCCGTCGATCCAATCAAGCCTATGGCTCGTCCCGTGCTGGGATTTGGAGTTCAATGGCGGGTGATGTGTTCGGAAAAGACTTTGCAAGTAAGGCCTTCCCCGATGCCTTGGGGATGTTCCGCAACCAGAAGCCAGGAAATAAGCAAGCCTTCAGTGGTTCTACTGTTCAGATGGATGGACAAACCCTTCCTGTGTGGTCACCGAAGACTAAAGGAACAACCAATCCTCTAACAATTAAAGATACCAAAACGGATTCAACGCCTGACCCAGCACCTACACCAGATCAAGAACTTACACCAGATCAAGCACCTACTCCGACACCGGAACCTGTCCTTCCTGAACAACCACTAGGCCCTGGTGGGCTGCTCGGTGGTGATGGTGGTGGCAGAAGCGCCACTGGTCTTAGCAGGAAAAAGAGTCGCCAACAATCCCTTCGTATCCGGGGTGGAGGTACAAACCTGTTCAACCGGACCAACCCATATCAAGCTGCACTTAATTCGTAATGTCCGCTAAAACACGTTACGACTATTTAGCAAGCGATCGTTCCCAGTTTCTAAACGTAGCAAGACAAGCCGCTGACCTGACTCTTCCTTATCTCAACCGAGGTGAAGAAGAATTTGTCAAAGGCGCACGACATCTACCTACACCATGGCAAAGCGTTGGTGCAAAGGGAGTAGTCACTCTGGCATCCAAGTTGATGTTAGCTCTACTGCCCCCTCAAACCAGCTTCTTTAAACTGCAGTTAGATGACAACGCATTGGGTCAAGACTTCCCACCCGAAGTCAGATCTGAGTTGGATCTTTCCTTTGCGAAGATCGAGCGTACTATCCTTGAGTCTATTGCCGCTTCCAGTGATCGTGTCGTAGTACACCAAGCACTGAAGCACCTCGTAGTCGCAGGTAATGCTCTGATCTTCATGGGAGAGAAGCAGCTCAAGCTGTATCCCTTGAATCGCTACGTTGTTGAACGAGACGGCAACGGCAATGTGCTAGAAATAGTCACGAAAGAACGTATCTCCAAGAAGCTACTCTATAAAGTCCTACCTCAGGCTGTTCCCAATAACGTAGCGGGGACAGAAGCTGAAAGGAATGACGAGTGCGACATCTATACTCATGTTCGGCTAGACAACAATCGTTTTGTTTGGCATCAAGAGTATGAAGATAAGATCATCCCAGGTTCCATGGGTAAGGCTCCAGTGGATGCCAACCCTTGGCTTGTACTCAGGTTCAACACAGTTGATGGTGAAGTCTATGGTCGTGGTCGGGTAGAGGAATTCATTGGTGATCTACGGTCCCTTGAAGCACTCTCTCAGGCCCTCGTAGAAGGCTCTGCAGCAGCCGCTAAGGTTGTGTTCGTAGTGTCACCCTCAAGCACAACCAAACCCCAGACG